CCGCCCCGCTAAATCAAAGAATAGATGATTTCAGTTTGGATAGTGGTGCAGTAAAAACTGATGAATCTGCACTTTCCTTAGTCATTCAGGATACCCAGCGAGCCGAGAAGTTCGTGATGGCGCGTTTATGGATGAGCGAATGGCGTGTTGCCAAGAGCTTGTACGAAGCTCCGGTTCGTCAGACTTATTGGCGCGATACTTTGGTTCCGCGCTCAAGTAATTCTTTCCCTCTAATCGCTCAGCACGTTCGGGCAATTCTGGATCAGGCTATGCCCGCTATCTTTCCAGAGATGACTCCGTTTGCCATTCAGCCGACTGAAGGCACACCTCGACAAGTATCGCGTGGTTGGGAATCGGTTCTGTCATATCAATTGCGTCAGGCGAATGTGAAAGCTCAAATGCGTCTAATAGTAAAAGACGCTGAAATTTTTGGCACGGGATTGGGTAAGTTTGGATGGGAAACCTTTGATCGTAAGCGCACGGTCTACAAGCGCGCGGCTATGCCGAAGGAAATTCCGTCTTCCGTTCCGGGCGGCAAGTCTACCTTTCTGCATACTGCAGAATCCGATGAATTGGAAGAGTACGATGTAACCGACCGCGTTAGTCAACCATTCTTTAAGCGCATCGAAATCAACCATCTTTTGGTTAGTCCGGGTCTTCGTGAACCTGATATTCGTGCGGCTGACTTTGTTGTGTACCGTGACTATTTGACGATCCGCGATTTGAACAAACTTCGGGATTTTGAAGGTTACGATATTCCCGACGAGAAGACTTTGAAGGCTTTGGCAGCACCTCCTGCCGAACAAGCACCGAGTTCAGGTTTGGAGAATGAAGGCACGGCGTACCCGACACAGGGGCATCGCCCGCTTCCGCGCTATCTTGATGAGTCTGAAGACCCGCTGGAACACAAGCTGGAAGTTCTTGAGCACTGGACAAAGGACCACGTCATCGTGGTTCTGCAGCGCAAAAAAGTAATTCGTAATGAAGGCAACCCGCTAGGCGTCATCCCGTTTGTTTCTTGTTATTGGGACGATCTACCGGGCACATTCTACGCCTTTGGTATTCCACGTCGTATTGGTGGAATCCAGACACACATTCAAGGTTTGCGTAACCTGCGTTTGGATGACGTTCACATGAACCTTCAAAACATGTGGATGGCTCGCAAAGGTTCCAATATTGCCGCTCAACCCATCAAGCAATACCCGGGCGCGGTATTCAAAGTCGATGACATGGACAGTTTGAAAGCCATTGAGAAGCAACCCGTTTTGTCTGAAGCATATCAGGAAGAAGAAGTTCTTATGGCTGATGCCGAGAAGACAACGGGCGCGAATGAACTGTTGATTCAAGGTGCTATGCCGGGTGGTGTACGCAGTACAGGTATGCGCTCTGGTACAGGTGCGGGAGCCGTGGCAGGAGCATCAAGCGCCCGCGTACAAAGTTTTGTGGATATAGTGTGTGACCAGTGCTTGCTTCCGCTTCTCTATTCTTTCCTGAAAATGGACAGGATGTGGCTTGATCCTGCCGTTATACGCAAGATCGTGGGAAAGACGTTGTGGACATCCATGGAACAGAATCATGACGGCGATCTTACGCTCGACATGTGCAACAATGACGATATTGAATTTACTTTGTTGGCCGGTTCAAACATCGCAGCTAAACAGAAGATGGGCCAGTCTTTGCCATTGCTTGGTCAGATGCTGGAAGCCCCGGCTGTTCAGCAAGGATTGGCATCTGCTCAAATGAAGGTCAACTGGGTTGAGTATAGCCGTCGTTGGGAAGAAGTCTCAGGTTGGAAGACACCAGAAGACATCATTATCCCGATGACTCAGCAAGATCAGCAACGTGCTGCGCAGATGAATCCGAAGATGTTGGATGCCCAAGCAACTCGTGCGCGCTTGGCTCAGATGCACGCCCAAAATAAGGACCTGTCTGCTCAAGAGCATCAGCAAAAACTTACTGAGATTGATGCCAAGGGTCAGGCAGATACCGGACAAATTATCGCCACGAAAGCTGTGGAGCGAGCCTCGGAACGCGAAGAAACTCCGGGCATTGTATCAGGATTCGAAGGGCTCGGAGGAACGTAATGGCTCAAGTTATGACTACAGACGGATTCGTTATAGATGTGTCCGACGATGATCCGTTGCTGCGGCGAGACATTCCCCGCGTGGAATATGAAACTTCTCAAGAAAATTACGACACCGCGCAAACCATATACGACAAAGCGCGGAGGATAGGGCATCTACGAAATAATCCAGATCATTTGCTGTTTATCAGCGATCTCAAGGAGAAAATTCAACAGAAGGCCGATATTTTGCTTGCCTGCACGGATAAGGATAAAAAAGATAAAGCGTGGCAAGATCATCGAGACTTACGGATAGTTTTAGACTATTGCAATAACACAATAAACGAAGCCGCCACCGTACCAAGACCGCTTTTGCACAAAGTATCACAGTAGTAAAAATAGACCTGATTGGCCGGGATTGGCCAAAATAAAGGAGAATCACAATGGGAACAGGAATACCAGTAGAGAAGGTTTTGAAGTTCACGGACAAAGGCATTTCCGTTGAGGAAGCCCGCAAGAGAATGTTGGAAGCAGGCGAAGCACCGAAAGGGATTCTGAAAGAAGTACGCAAGAACGCGGCAGTGAATCCAACACCAGCACAACCAGTTGTTCAGCCAACTGTATCGGCTCCGGTACGACAACCTGTCCCGAAGAGAGAAGTTGCCACATCCGCTAAGCTGACTGTTGTTACCGAAGATGGAACGGACGGAGAAAGTACTATCATCTCCGCCGAGACGCCGCAAAAGCTAGATGCTGAAATCAGAACGATTCACAGTCAAGCACAAATCAAGCACCAGAAGATTCGCGTTGAGTTTATTGCCGATGAGCCTATTGAACCAGTTGTTCAACCAGAACCAACAGCGGTGGTTGTAGAAGAACCCGTTACTGCTCCTGTGGTGGCTCCCGTAGTTGTGTCACCGATTCCTGTAGAACAACCCGAGCGAATTGAAAACGCCAAATTCATTCTGGAAATCAAACAGGAAGACGGTGAATGGATTGGCGAGATCACGTACAAGAACGGTGCAGGTATTGAACGCTTTACTGCTCCGTCACGTAATGCTCTGAATTTGAAGTTGCTCGAAGGCAAGGCCAATGCGACCCTTCGTGTTCGTGAAGCTATACGACGCGAGAAATATGGCACCGAATTGGATAAGGTCTATACCTTGCCCGACTATCTGACGCAAGAAGCGTATGATGCTCTTCCAAAAGAAGCGCAGATGGGAATTCTTGATACGATTGCCACGAATGAAGGCAACGTGTTCAAAGAGTTGCACCCCGAGTATTGGCCGAATGAGGACAATTCTGTCAAGATTCAAAAGTTTTTGAACAAGCGTGGTTTACCTTTCACGCTAAGAAACATCGAATTTGCTTTTGAAGAACTGATGGAAAGCGAAGAGCTTGATATCAGACCAACTCCAAAACCAACAGTTGTAGCACCGTCCGTACCTAGCCCTGCACCGCGCACAGAGGATTCTGTGGCGGCGGTAGTGCCTGTAACCCCTGTTGCACCCGCACCAGTGGTTCCGGCTACCCCTGCACCGCAGGTACGCAAGAGGGGGACGACTGGCTTGCAGCCCGGTCATTCTAGCGCGGCTAACACCGAACTAGAAACGGCCACAGAGGAAGCTAACAAGCCGAGCGAACCCTCAGTCGCGGAACTTCGTAAATCTTCTCCTATCGGAAAACCGCCTAGCGACGACCTCCGACGAGCGTATCAAAATACGCTTGCCGAACGTCGAAAGGCTCGACAGTTCTAATCGGATTGATTGGGACAATAGTGGGAAGTAAACATTTGTTCGGCATACCATAGCAGAGGTTTCTGCCGCTAGTCTCTAATATGAATTGGAGTCCTAGTGTTCTAATGTAAAAAATTGAGGTAACAAATATGCCTAGTAATTCACAGGCTTCATTTGTTATCGGCTCAACTTTGCCAAGCACCCAAGCGGTCTTTTATGATCGTTTGGCAGTACGTGCTTTGTTCGCGCATCTTGGGTTCCAAGGGCTGACCGCAGAACGTCAGATTCCGAAGAACGCAGGTCGCACGACACAAATTTACACGTATAACTTGGCTCCGTTTACTGCGAACGTTTCAGCAAACGCGATTGATATTGGTGGTGGACCCATCAATACCCCGCCCCCGACTGCCGTAGAAGGCACCGTGGGCACACCAATCGTGCCAACTGAAGCGAGCATCCAAGCAGTGCTAGGTCAGTACGTTGATTACGTCAACGTTTCTGACTTTGCTCTTGCTGTGGATATTGGAAAGCCTCTCGAACAACTCAGCGAAATGCTTGGGTATCGAGGCGCTCTCGTGGTTGATACGTTGATTCAGCAAGGCTTTGATGCTGCTGTTTCTACGGACCCAACTGCAAGCGTTCAGCTTTCTGATGGTAGCTACGTGACCCGTGCGGTTCTTAACACGGCTGTGGCTACAATTCGCGGAAAGAACGGACGACCTTTTGCGGGTGGACGTATGCGTGGAATTAACACAATGGTTCCAAAGGCGGCATAAAGCATCCTGATAATTCAACTAAATCGGTGGATATCTCAAAGAAAACACTTGACATACAGAGAAAAGTATGTTATAATGTTTGGATAGTATTGAGACAATACCGAGGTAACCCAAATGAGAGAGCATAATTGGCCGTATCTGGCCGGATTGATTGACGGAGAAGGTTGTTTTTCTGCTT